CCAACACCGATGGGTGAGGGCATCATGCACGGCAATGTGTGTGTTGTAACTCAAACCGGAAATGAGAATTGGTCACTAGAACTTTGGCACGAAGCGCGAGACGATTGCAGTCGTGAGTTCATTTCCAAAAACATTATGGTCGAGTTCGTTGGCCATTGGATTGATTGTGAAACTGGGGGTAAAAATGAGTTCTCTCCCATTTACTCCGCGCTCATTCTGTCGAATGGTCTAGAATATGATGAGGTTGTTGATCTGATAAGTAAACGAGTATCAAAGCACCTTCCAGGAACCGCATGCTTCGTTCGATGGATGGATCAAAAACAGAGAGACAGCCAATTTATGGTTCGCCAATTTTACGTCCATGAAGACAGAATTCGGTGGTTTGACCGTCGAACTGGAGAGTCCTTAAGTCGATATAGATTAAACACCCTTGTAGACCAAGGCTTTGAGAACGAGCTGTGTCAGGTTGACGAGGCCGATGTGGTCGATTGGAGCCAATCTCTATTTGACATTGATCACTCCGATGAAGTTTACCGCACATTGGAGATGTACTTTCCTCAATTGGAGTACAGAGAGGAAAATCTGTATTGCCACCCACGCAATCTGCACACAACTGGCTTTACCCGCATGAACGAAAAAGGAGATTTCAATCAGATTGACGGATTTTGGATCGACGGAATATTCTACGAAGATGTATTTTGTAACAATCTTTCTGTCTGGGGGATTCCAAAAGAGGTTATAGGGTTCGATGATATGTCGCACTTTGACTTGGAGTATGACGAGATCAAACGAGTATACGACGACAAAGGACGGTTAGCAAAATACCTGCCGATCTAAAAATATACCCGCGGATCATTTTAACGGAATAGGCCGCATTAATGCGGCCTTTCTGTCCCCAGCCTTGGTGAGAATGCACGACGAACGAGCAATGCTGATTAAGTACATGAAGCTCAAGAACTACTGAAAAAGTTGTCTTTTTTCACCGGGTCACCCGAAGTTCTGGTTCTTGTCCTTATAAATAGACCGATCAAAAGCCTTGGTGTGTGGATGGGTTGCCTTCAATTGTCCCCACGGGTCCACACACCAAGCACCCAATCGACGGAGGCTGACAATGACGCAGAACACAACACAATATGCCGGAAACGTCGAAGCGCTTGAGTGCTCCGTTTTCACCCAACGCAACTTCCGCAGAAAAGCCGACCGCTGGATGCTGGACAACCACAAACTGGCATTGCGTATTGTCGAAGCCTACATCCGTGGCGGTCGTCCGGCGGCGGATTACTTCATGCAGGCATTTCAATTCGGCTACACAGTGGATGCCGTTGAACGTGCCCTGAAGATCGTCACTCAGAAACAACGGCTGGCATGGATTCGCAATCAGGAACGCTGGAGTCATCGCTGATGCTTGGACTGTTTGGAGATTCCGTCATCGGCACCGATCACCTGACCGGCCCAACCGCTGATGCCGAGGCCAAATCGGCCCGGTTGGCTCGCCACACGCCGTTGCGCGGCCTGTCAGTCTTGCAGGATCTGGGAAACGATAATGGCACCAAGCAGCTGCGGTTCTTTTTCGATGAAACCTTCTGTGACGTGGAAGCGGAAAAGGCAAAGATCGAGACCGCCTTTCAGGCGCGGGTTCCGATGCGGCTGTTCTTCGATCTCCGGGGCTTTGAGGTTGGTGTCTACGTCATCGAGCGGCTGCGCGTCAGGAACCTGAAAACCACGCCAAGGGGCCGCCTTGTGCGCGCTGAGCTGGAAGTCGAGCTGATTGAAAGCCCGGTCAGCACGGGTGGCATTCTGGATGCCGCCGCCGGCGCAGCTCGTGCCGCACTCAATCCCGCCCTGCGGAGGCAGAAATGAGCCAGGATTACCTCGAACACACCACCCAGCCCGGTGAGCGTTGGGATCTGATCGCGTATCGCTACTATGGCGATGCCAAGCTGATGCACCACATACTGCTGGCTAATCCTGACCTGGTCGGCGATCCGGACAGCCTTGTGCCGCTGATTCTAGATCCTGGCATCAGGCTGCGGATCCCGGTTCTGGAGCAGGCGCAGATCGCGGCGGTACAGCTGCCGCCGTGGAAGCGGACCACGTCATGATTGGTCCGCAGAAACCGGTTGTCGATATCTCGGTCGCGGGGGTGAATGCGGGTCTCGTGCTGGGCGATGATCTGAAGGAATTTTCCTATCGCGATGTCCACCACGGCGAGGTGGACGATATCAGTTTCAGGCTGGGCGACGGGCGCGGCTTGTGGCGCGGCGACTGGGGCATCGATGAGGGCACCGAGGTCTAGGCCATCATGGGCTACGGCGGTCTGCTGGGCGTCCGTGTGCCGTGCGGGCTTTACGCGGTGGACGAGACCGAAGCCTCGGGCGATGCAAACGGTGATACGGCCACGTTCAAGGCGCTGTCGGCCTTCACCTCGAAAGGGCTGCGCACCGAACGTTCCGAGGCATACGACCAAATGAAACTGGCGGATATTGTCAGTAAGGTCGCGAAGCGCCACGAGCTGACCGTGGTTGGCGAAATCCCCGATCTGAGCTTTGAGCGCATCACCCAGAACAAGAAAGGTGATCTGCGGTTTCTGACCGGGCTGGCCGAAGATTGGGGCTGTTATTTCTCGATCAAGGGCGACCAGCTGGTGTTCACCACCCGCGAGTCAATTGAGGCTGCCGCGCCGGTGCGCGTGTTCGACCTGGTCGAAGGCGATCCGGTCACGCGCTACAGGTTCCGCAAGTCCACGCATAAGCTCTATGCCAAAGCCATCGCACGGTATCTGCACCCCGGTCGCAAAGAGACACTGACCGCCACGGCCAAAGATCCACGCGTGCCATCGGGCGACACCCTGAAACTGGATGAGCGTGTTGAAACACAAGCCCATGCTGAGCGCATGTGTGCAGCCCGTCTGGCCCGGGAAAATGACGATCTGGGAACCGGACGTATTACCACTGTGGGCGATCCATTGTTGCTGGCTGGTCAGGTCGTGGAACTGGCCCCCCGCTATGGCCGCTACGCCGGACGATGGCTGATCACGATGGCGAGCCACCGATTCAGTTCGGGCGGGTACGTCACGAATATTTCTCTCAAACTGGTGGGGTAAGACATGCCGCCGTTTTCTTCGATTGAACGCGATCTGCTGGAACAGACTGCAGCTGATCCCAAGGGCCTCAAGTTGAAGGGGAAAGATCTCAAGCAGGTTGCACGCATGCTGAAGTAGCACGGGTTCGTGCAGATCAATAAATCGGTCACGCGGATGACTGTGACCCCAGCTGGCCGGTTCGTGCTGACAGGAAAATAAAGGAGATACGATGCCACGCAAAAATCCCAGACCGGCGGCAAAGAAGCGTCGCCAGAAACTGCAGCAAGCTGTCGGGAATAGTAAGGCTCGTACTGCACGACCCTGCAAACAGTTTGGCCTAACGCCCACCAACGGTCTGGCAATGGCGATGTTGGCAACGTCCGTATTTCATAAATCGGGGCGTTAGGAACGGCTTTCCATGCAAAACGAACAAATGAAACGCGGCATTGTTGTTGACGGGCGTGGCTCGCAGGTGCGGGTCCGATTCGAGGACAATGACCAGCTGATCTCGGGCTGGCTGGACGTTGCACAGCGCAGCACGGCCGGGATGAGGGTTTTTACCCGCCCCAAAACCGGCAGTCAGGTTGTTTGCCTGATGGATGCAAACCGCGAGGCGGGCGTTGTCCTGGGCGCGGTCTATTCCAACGCGGATCCCGCACCGGCCGGGAATGAGGGCACGGTGCATTTCGAGATGCCGGACGGGTCAACGCTGATCTGGGAAGGCGGCACCTTCACCATCAACCATGCCAGCGGGATCGAGCTGACCATCGCGGGCGGCAAGCTGACCGTTAACGGTGATCTGGGCGTCACCGGAAATGTCTCCATCGGTGGCGATCTGGGTGTCGACGGCGATACAGATCTGAAGAATACCAAGATCAACGGCATCACTCAGGTCAGTGATTAGTGGTTCATCTGCGCCAACATTCCCCGTCGAATTCGCTCGCTTCGGCCTTGGATGGAAGCAATGCTAAGTCCAACAAAGGAGCAAGCCAATGACCGCATTTTTCATGGAAAAGAAAGAAAAATTTGACGTGCTGGAAGAAGCCATGGACTGGGTGATCACTCAGGCAGCGCGCTTCGGCATGACGGGGCCTGAAGCCGAGGCCAGAGGCTACGCTCAAATCTTCAACAACTAAGCCTCTTGACGCGATGCCCATTCCTCTGAATGCTGGCATCGCTTCCCAACCAGATATCGTAGCTCCCCTGAACTGAGTTCAGGTATCTTGCGCCCCCTCAGATCCGGCATCACCATGCCATGCTGGATCGGAACACCATCACAAACGTACATTGGCAGATGAAACGCACGGTCGAGGGGCCTGCGTGGGGTGAGATCGCGCCTGATCTTGAGGATCTGGCGCAGGAAATCCGCCAATGCATCCTGACGCCAAAAGAATCCGTGCCGCTGAACCCGGAAAAGGGCTGCGACCTTGATCAGTACCGCGACCGGCCCATGAACGTGCGCAGCCTGTTTGTGGTGGCCGAGGTGCGCGAGGCGCTGCGCCGGTGGGTGCCGCGCGTTCAGGTCCACGAAATCACCTTTCAGACCACCTTTGAGACGATCACGCTGAATGTCAGCTGGTCGCCGCGCGAGGCGGTGCTGGATGAGTTCCAGACAACGGAGGTGGCCTATGTTTTCTGATGTTGCCCCGATCACCGCGCTGAACCAAGCCGGTGCGCCCGAGTTCGTCACACTTGAGGCGAAGAAGTGGCTGGATTTGGCCAAGGCCCATTTTGAGGGCAACACGGGCCGTACCTTGTCAGACAGCCAGGCAGAGATGTATCTGCTGGAAACCATCGCCTACGTGCTGGGCCTGCGTGCGGCCGAAGAGCAGTTGGGGTTTGAGAATTGCTTTGTCGCGTATCAGCGCGGCAACTGGCTGGATATCACCGGCGCGGATCGCAATACGCCCCGCCTGCAGGCCGCACCGGCTGCAACCACACTCCGATTCACTGCGCCGCAACCGGCTGTGTCGCAAATTCTGATCCCGGCCGAGACGCGGGTTTCCGATGTGGGTGGGCTGGTCCAGTTCGCCACGCAGACTGCTGCATTCATCGCGGCCGGTCAGACATCCATTGACGTGCCGGCTGAAGCAACCGCGCCCGGCATCGCCGCAAACGGCTTTTCTGTTGGTGCGCTTACGTCGCTGGTCGATCCGATCCCCGGCGTCTCGGCCGTCACCAATCTGACCGAAACCGGGGGCGGGGCCGAGGTCGAGGGTGATGCCCGGTACCGGGAGCGCCTGCCGCTTGCCTTTGAGCGGATCGGCGATGGAGTGAACGGCGAACGGTACAAATCGGATGTGCTGGGATGGAATGCCCGTTGCATCGATGTCGATATCGACCGGCCACAGCCCGGTTACGTGGACATTTACCCGCTGATGGATACCGGAGCGCCAAATGCAGAGGAAATCGCATCGCTCCTGTCTGTTTTCAATGAGAGCAACATTCATCAGGGTGATTTCATTCAGGTGCAGATCCCGACCGCCTATGAGTTCACCGGTGAACTGCATCTTGTGGTGTCTGATCCGGAAGCCGCTGACGACGCCGAGGCGGCTGTCCAGAACGTGCTGGACGAATGGGAGCGCAGCCTTGGGGGATACATTGCCCCGTCAGCCCTGACCGACGCTGCCCGCGACATAGCGGGCGTGGTGGATGCGGATGTGCCCAATCTGGCCTTTACTGCTGTTGCCGCCTCGTCGTGGCGCAAATGCACGGCCCTGCAGGTTGTGGTGACGACGGTATGATCAGGATCTGGAACTTCATCCTTTGCATTCTTTGGCAGGTCGACCCCCGTCCGCGCCCGCACCGGGTTGCACCGCAGGGAGACTCCTTTCGACAGGCCAATGACCGGTTGGCGGCGTTGTGGGAACTCTATGAGGATGCTTTGTACGCCATACGACTCCTGCGCTTTTCCATGCTGGTGATGGTTCTGGCTCAGATCATCGCGTGGTGGCCTTGATGTCTGGTTATTGGCCCAAATCCAAGCTGGACCGCATCACGCCGCCGCAGGTGCTGGACGAACGCGGCAGCGCGTATCTGCAAGCGTTAAACGAGATCATCGGCGATCAGCCGATTACCGCTTTTCAGGTCAAGGACGCCGACACCTGCCCGGCCGAGGCGCTGCCCGCCCTGATCGCGGAGTTTTCGATGGAAGAATTCATCGACGCGGAACTGCCCGAGGCCATTCAGCGCCGCATTCTCAAGAACGCATGGCTGCTGCAATCGCTGGAAGGCTATGACGCAGGCGTAAAGCTGGGTCTCAGTCTGTTGGGCATGACCGCCATCATTGCGCAATGGCATCAGCAGCAGCCCATGGGCGCACCTAACACACATCGCCTGACTATCATGATCGATGATGTGATTCATCCAGGCGATGACGGCTATTTTTCGCCCCGTCAGACCCGCGCCACTCTGAAAATGGTCGATGCTACCAAACGCTGGTCACAGGATAGCGAGATCCGGATCGGTGTTCCGGCGCGGCCTGTCAAATATGTCGGCGTGTTTGCTTTTACCCATGTTGTCGCCATTGCCGACGCCAAACTGGATCCACCGCCTGTCCTGGACGCCGCTGCCAAACTCGCAGTGGTTCCGACCACCCGTATCACCTCAATCGTGACGACCACGTAAGGAGCGCCACCCATGGCTCAATTTGCCATCATGACCCAAACCGGGCGCAACAAGGAGGCCGCAGCTCTGGCGAACGGCACCGCGCTGACCATTACCGAAATCGCATGGGGCGACGGCGACCGCATTCCCGGCGGCGGCGAAACCTCTTTGTTGAGTGAGAAG